CCACCGGCTAATGACAACTTTGAAAGAGTAGCTAGATCAATAGAAGTTTTATATAGCGGTGCTAAAATACTAGGTATTGATAACATGGTTGAATGGAAGCTAGCAGAAAACATGACTAGACCTATGTCTAATATGACTAAGGTTAACATGAACTATAATATCTGCGCGCCTAGAATGTACAGAGGAAGAATAGAATCTTTAGTTAGTAAATGTGTTAGCTTTGCTGATATGATACAACTAACGCATCTAAAACTACAACAAGTCTTATCTAGAATGGTTCCAGATGGTGTGTTCGTAGATGTAGATGGTTTAGCAGAGGTTGATTTAGGTAATGGTACAAATTACAATGCTCAAGAAGCATTAAATATGTATTTCCAAACAGGTTCTATAGTAGGTAGATCACTTACACAAGATGGAGATCCTAATAGAGGTAAAGTACCTATTCAAGAACTACAAACTTCTAGTGCAAATGGAAAAATACAATCACTTATAGGTACTTATAATTATTACTTACAAATGATAAGAGATGTAACAGGACTTAACGAAGCTAGAGATGCTAGTATGCCTGACAAAGATGCTTTAGTAGGTATACAAAAACTAGCAGCAGCAAATTCTAACGTAGCAACTAGACATATATTACAAGCATGTTCTTTCTTAACGGTTAAGACAGCGGAAAACGTAGCTCTTAAAATATCAGATGTATTAGAGTATGATTTACTAGCGCAAAGTTTAAAAGACTCTTTAAGTTCTTTTAACGTAGGTACTTTACAAGAAATGTCTAGCTTAAATTTATTTGAATTTGGTATCTATTTAGAACTAGAACCTGACGAAGAAGAAAAAGCTGTGCTTGAACAAAACATACAAATAGCTTTGCAAAGTGGTGGTATTAACTTAGAAGACGCGATCGATATACGTCAGGTTAAAAACTTAAAACTAGCTAATCAAATGCTTAAAGTTAAGCGTAAAGCTAAAATTAAACAAGATCAAGAACAGCAACAGTTAATGATACAAACACAAGCCAATGCAAATGCTGAAGCAGCGGAGAGAGCGGCTATGGCTGAAGTTCAAAAGAACGAAGCAATGACTCAATCTAAGCTTCAATTAGAACAAGGTAAGTCTCAGTTTGAAGTAAACAAATTACAGCAAGAAGCTGTGATAAAGAAAGAGTTGATGGAGTTAGAGTTTCAATATAATATAAAGTTAACAGAAGCTCAGAACAAAACAATGAACGAGAAAGAAGCACAGATCGAAGATCGTAAAGATCAAAGAACTAGAATACAAGCAACGCAACAAAGCGAAATGATAAGTCAAAGAAAAAATGATTTATTGCCTAAGAATTTTGAGTCTAACGGAAACGATTCTGTTGGAGGAGGAATGAACCTAGAGCAGTTTATGCCTAGGTAATTTTATTAATTAATTATATAATATTTTATCATGTCAACAGAAAAAGAAACAAAAGGATCTATAAAGATTAAAAAATCTATTAAAGAACCTGTAGAAAAAGTAGAATCAAAAGAACCTGTAAAAGTTACGGTTGTAGAACCTATTAACGAAGGGTTAGAAAAGAAACAAGAAATAACTAAGGTAGTTATTAAAGAAGAACCAGTAGCTGAGGCTGCTATTGAAGAAGTTGTTACTATTGGAGAAGTAAATGAAGAGTCTCCAATAATACAAGAGATTACAGATGAAGAAGAAGAAGAAGTAAAAGAAAAAATAGAACCTGTAGTTGAAGCAAAGCCTGAAATAATTCTACCAGACAACGTAGAAAAGCTAGTTGCTTTCATGAAAGAAACTGGTGGAACAATAGAAGACTATACTAGATTGAATGCTGACTACTCAAAAGTAGATAGCAGATCTTTACTAGTAGAATATTATAAAAAATCAAAACCTCATTTAGACAAAGAAGAAATTGAATTCATTATGGAAGATAATTTTTCTTATGATGAAGATGAGGAGGGTGAACGAGACATCCGTAAGAAAAAACTCGCATTTAAAGAAGAGGTTGCAAAAGCTCATAGCTATTTAGAAGAACTAAAGGGTAAATATTACGACGAGATCAAGTTGAGACCGGGCGTTACTCAAGAACAGAAAAAAGCTGTGGATTTTTTTAATCGATATAATGAAGAACAAGAAGTGGTTGACAAACAGTATACTGATTTTAAATCCAAAACTAAACAATTATTTGCTAGCGATTTCAAAGGTTTTGATTTCAATGTAGGAGACAAAAAGTTTAGATACGGTATTAAAAATCCTTCTGATGTCGCTAACAAGCAGAGTAGTTTAAAAAACCTAGTTAACAAATTTATGGATGACAAAGGTAATGTAACTAATCACGCTGGTTACCACAAAGCCGTGTACGCCGCAGACAACGCTGACACTATTGCTCAACATTTTTATGAGCAAGGTAAGGCAGACGCTGTAAAAAGTGTCGTTGCTAATTCTAAAAACATAACAACTGAAGTAAGAGAGACTCCAAAAGGTGATGTGTTTATTGGAGGATTAAAAGTTAAAGCAGTTACAGGACAAGATTCTTCTAGACTAAAAATCAAAACAAGAAAATTTAACTAATCAAAAATTAAAAATTAAAAATTATGGGTGTATTATCTCCACAATATGGTAATTTGGTTCCTTCGCCTACGGCGCAGGCTTTATCATCAAATTATCTACAATTTAACAACGCCGCTGGCGGTGGGACGTTCGCGCAACAATATTTACCAGAAATTTATGAAGCTGAAATAGAAAGATACGGAAATCGTACTTTAGGAGGTTTCTTAAGAATGGTAGGTGCTGAAATGCCAATGACGTCTGATCAGGTAATCTGGTCTGAACAAAATAGATTACATATCTCTTACGACGGATGTACTCGTCAAGCGAATAACTTTACAATCAACGTTAATCCTGCTAATACAGCTGGTGTTACTAACGTTATAACTACAAACATGACTATCGTGGTAATGGATCCTGCTAAACCAGGAGCTACTATTCACGGATTTGTTGGTGCTGTAGGTGCAGCTGCTGCTGGTGGTAACGTAAATTCAATTGATGTCTACGCTTACGATGCAACATCTTTAATAGGACTAAGTCTTACTGGGTTAAAAGTATTCGTATACGGTTCTGAATTTGCAAAAGGTACATTAGGATCTACAGAAAATATCCAACCTTCATTTACTCAATATTCTAACGCTCCGATCATTATCAAATCTAACTACCAAGTTAGTGGATCTGATACTGCTCAAATCGGTTGGGTTGAAGTTGCTGCTGAAGATGGAACTTCTGGGTACTTATGGTATCTAAAAGCTGAAGGAGAAACTAGATTAAGATTCGAAGACTACTTAGAAATGAGTATGGTTGAAGGCGAAAGAGCTATCTCATTTGGAGGTGGTGCTGGTGATTTATCTTTCCTTAGTCAAGCTGTAGCTGGTGCTTTACCTGCTGCTTCAGGATTTGGAGCTGCTGTTCAAGGTGCAGGTACGCAAGGTTTATTCTCTGCTATCAACACTAGAGGAAACGTTATGGCAGGATTCGGTGGATCTTTACAAGATTTCGATGATATCTTAATGAACTTAGATTCTCAAGGTGCTATTGAAGAAAACATGCTTTTCTTAGATAGAGCTACAGAATTACAGTTTGATAACATGTTAGCACAACAAAATTCTTACGGAGCTGGAGGTACATCTTACGGTGTATTTGAAAACTCTGAAGAAATGGCGTTGA